CTCGACTTCCGCATTCGTTCGCCAGGCCGTTCTCCTCGGCTGTGGCGGGGTTTCCTGAGGACTGTCCACCAACTCTGGCATAGACATGAGAGCCAAAGATGTGGTAGTGGATTGCGAACATGTACCAGAGGTTACGCCGGATAGTGGCGTTTGGTCCATCAAGGGGATCACCATAGTGGAGATGATACCACCGGAGGGCGACTTTGATGAACGCCTCTTTGAGTTCGAAGGGGAGAATGAAATCCCATGCCTTACCATCGAGGGCAATGGCAGACATGCTGAGGGAGCTCAGGAAGCGGTAGAGATGGTGGAAATCGGGGCCAGTGGCATCAATTCCCACCGCAGAGCCCGAGAAAGGCTTGTTTCGGCGGAGGGCTTCGAGGAAGGAGCCGAAGTATTTCCGGAACAGGAAAAGGAAAATGGCGTCAGTGGTTGACACCACACGGTACTTTTCTTCCTTATCCTTGGAATTTCGCTCGTCTTTCTGCGCGTCAGACATGACGGAGAAGACAGGGCACTCCAGGAGCATTTTCTCGAATTTCACGGCATCAGCTTTCGCACGGAAACTGAGGTAGAGCACGACAGTACCATCGGTTCTGTCAATCTTCCAGTACGGGAGCTTGCCGCGCCCCGCGCAGATTTTCCGAAGACGGTACCCAGCGGCGGTGTCATACACAGCTTGGTGCAGCATGGTGTTTTGGACGCCGTTGAGGGTTTGGTTCTCGGTCAAGACGCTCGGGATGGCGGGGTCAGGAGGTTTCACCACATAGACCATGATCTCGACTTGGCGGTCGATTGGGCCGACCTTTACGAGATGAGGCTTCACGTGACCTTTGTTCCAGAAGTAGTCAGACGGAACAACTAGTGTTCCATCATAACGCCTCCAGGGGGTCATGTGAGCAGGTTGGGTCGTGGGAGTGATGTATTCCTGGGCGGGTGAGGGGACAATCTTGGACTTCCTGTTCATGAAGCATCGCTCAAGAGCCTCGCCGACGTAGACCGTTCCATACGGCCACTTCTCAGCGGTTTTCAGAGCTTTGACATCATTCACGAAGATGATTCC